TTCGTTAGCCTGAGTGATATCAAGGCATACTTCTGTGCCGTCATATATAACAGCAGCGCTCACCTTGATATCTTCATTTGATGGTGAGATATTAGGTACTGAACCATTGTTGTAATCTAACAGGCATGTCATAGCAGCATAAATTGCTGAATAATACATCACCTTGCCGCCATATGATACCATTGGCCATACAACAATATCTTCAGAAGCAAATCCGCTATCCTTCTTTACTTTCTCTACATCTGTGTACTTTGTTGCTTTCTTAGTATCAATATCAATTACAGCTCTGCATTTGAATAATCCGCTTAGCTTTTCCTCTTTAGCAGAAAGCGCAAGCCCAACAGACGGAATCTGTGACCAGCCCGGAGCGAGTAAAAAATTAACTCTTACTCCAAATGTAGGAAATACTCTTCTTGCAAGTTCAATTCCTGTCTCCTTGCCAGTTCCTGCATCATATGAACCAATAATATCAATATCTGTTACTGTACTTGGGTCAATTGCTTTCCCTGTCATTTTGACTTTAGATACAGCCTCTTTAATTACAGTAACAACTACATATCCCTTATCGTTGAATTCCACAGTGTAATCCGTATCCTTGACAAGTGGTGTACTTTCATTAGAAACAGTGAGCGTATCAAGTAAAATCCCTTTCTTGGTTGATACTGCCTGCTCTCCAATTACAGTAATTTCTTCCGAATAATCCGTTTTATGTTTGTCTGGATCAAGGACATTGCAGATTATTACAGGTGCTATTTTAAACACCTTAAAAAATGAATCCATTGCCTGACACAATGAATAATTTTCATAATCGTCTGAATATCCAACTGCAGCCTGTGCCTCTGCAAATGTATTGCACAGAAACAATTTGTTTGTTGCTGCTCTCGGATCAGATGCCAGGTTAATCGGTGCCGTTCCGAAAATCACAGGAACTTCACCATCATTAACAGCCGGCGTTGGTACGCTTGTAGGGTTTTCTAAAACCGCTATTCCATGATTGTATGCCATTATTAAGCCTCCTTAAATTTATTCTTAACCTGGGTACATATTGTACTCAGCACGCTATTCTTTTCATTGAGTTTCTTCATTGCCTCCGGCATATCCTCAATTTTAACTAACAGCTTCGCCATTGCCGGGAATTCCTTTACGCATTCTTTAAGTCTGTCCGGCAGCACTCCTTCTTTGAATACAGTTGAATATCTGGCTACGCCTGATATTGTCGGTCCTATATACATTAAGTTGGCTTTCTGTTCTTCTTTTTTCTTAGCAGTAGTCGTCATAATGTGTCTCCTTTCTTACAAAGGCAAAATTAAAGGACAATGTACAAGCTCCGATAAAGAATGGATAATAATTATCCTCCTGTCGTAGCCAGTTCCATTGTCCGTCAAAGACTGCAATATTGCGCAAATTATTGTCTTTCGCAAATCGCTCATATATTTTTTGCAGTATATTCATAACGCTTATATGTCCTTCATTGTTCAGTCCGTCGTCCCATATACATACTATAAGCACTATATTTACTTTGTTAGGGTCTTCATAGTTTCCTGTATGACCTCCGCTGTTTAGTCTTACAATTATATAAGGCACCGGGATTTCACTTTCTTCTTCATCCATATATCCGTTATATTCTTCGTTATACTCCTCTGGAGGAGTATATTTTTGCATTGGTGTGTCCTGCATATACACATTTAAAGGAACCATGTCCCCTTTAGCATTCTTGTATTCATATCCCTTAAACATGTCTTTTAATTCATCAATAAGAGACATTTGTACTGTTAATGGTGTCATATTCCGCTCCTATCCAAGAAATCTCTGTATCTGCTGCTCAATATTTTTTTCTAATATTGAATACATCTGAGGTTGTACTATGCCATACACCCCTTTCTCATTGCCGAGCAATGTGGGTGTTGATGGTGAAAGCAATTCTTTTACAGCCTCTTTTTTAGGGTTTGATTTCATTCTTTTACCAGGGACACGCTGTCCTATAGTAACATGGCCGCTCTTGAATCGAACAACAAATGCTTTGTATTTATCAAATGTCGCGCCCGGACGCAGGTACAGTCTCTTAGGGCTGTTGGCTCTGTTTACATTACCAGTATGACCAGTTCTTGGTCTGTTGTGTGGATTGTATGCTTTAGGAGATACGCGAAAATCGTACAATTCATTAACGCCACCAGTAGAAGTTATAAGGCCTTCAAGATTAGATACAGTAGCTTTCTTTGTGTCTAAAGTCTTGTCAACCTTTGTTTTCTTAATGTAGTATCTTTTATTAGCTTCTCCTGACAGAAGCTTGGTAGTTTCTTTTTCTGTAGAATTTATCGCAGATTTGAGAATTTGTTTACTTTTATCCTTAGACATACCAAGTGCATTCTCTATCTGCCTTAAATCGTCTACATCAACATTATACTGTATCATACCTTATTCGCCTCTAAGCTTATTGAGTATATTCCACCTTCATTGATTGCGTCTGATACTGTGTATGCTCTGCCGTCAAATATCATGCTTCGCCCAATAGCTGGCAATGGTCCAAAATCCCTGGCATTCACATAAAAAAGAATTTCCTTCAGATAAATTCCATCTCCGTAAAGACTTCGTTTATATTGATATCTTTTTTCCCTGTCTACCATCTCATTATTATCAATAATGCATAGCACCTTTTTTCCGTTGATATCATGTATTTCCGCAAATTCATTAATGTTCATAAATACCACTTTATTGTCATGTGCCAACTGTTCCTTGAAATTCATGCTATCTCCATTCTGCAGTTTCTGCTCTCAACCATGCCGCAATCATTTCTGGCTCATCAGTAGGCAATTTGTCTCCTAAACCATATCTGCGAGACTTGTATAAAATGTCGGTTTTAGCGTAAAGCCCCAGTTCAGGTGACGCGTCACGCAGAGTATCTTCTGCATTATCCTCTGTTATAACATCTTCAATACTGTCTTCTGTTATAACATCTTCAATACTGTCTTCTGTTATAACATCTTCAATACTGTCTTCTGTTACAGTATCTTCCAAAGGTTTGGCAGCGCTGGTTTTAGCGCTGCTCTTGATATCTTTCTTTGCTGCTGTCATATTGCCTCCTATCCGATATTCACAAGAATCGTGTTATCTTCCGCTGTAGAGTCATATGCTGCATATCCGGCTGGTACATTAGAACCTTCTGTAGCTGTGATTCCATTTCCGTCCCAGTATACTGCTGTACCCTGCTGAATCTCTGCTGAATCTGTTTTATCAAACTTAAAAACATTCTTAACATGAATAGAACCAACTCCTCCAGGTCTAATATCCATTCCAGCAATTGCTATTCTTGTCTTGAGGCTTACAACAGAGCCTGCTTCGATTGTATCAGATGTTCCGTTCTTGTAATCAAGATCTTCACCTCTCTGCCAATATATTGCTTTAGACATATTTCCTTTCCTCCTCTCCATTACTTAATAGGATTCTGTATAACCTTTCCCGGATTCTTAACAGCACCTCTATAATCAAGTACTGTAATGCCCCAATCAAGGTAAATATCCCAACTGATACTAAGTTTTCCAATCTGTTCAGCTCTTCTTATGATAGGTGTCTTATTGCCATTAAGGTAATCAACCTGCATAAATTCAACATCATCTTTGTTTCCTATAAGGAACCATGGCATTTTATTTCCCAATCCACCACATAAAACATTAATAGTAGCATCTTCTACGATATCAATAGATTTAGCATATCTGTAAAGTGGATTTACAGCCTGTGTGTTGCCCTCTGTATTAATAGTTGGACTATTGAATAATGCATACATTTCAAATGCCATTCCGACAGGGACAACAATAGTTGCTGGTCTGATAACAATAACTTCGCCTTCCTGGTCGGTCTGTGACTGTAATGCAAGCATCATAGCCTGTACCGATTCCATAGTAACTCCTGTTCCTGTTGTTATTATGTTACCGTGTGTCTTATCGAATAATTTCACTCCGTCGTATATAGCAGGTGAATTTACAAGAATCTGATAGCACTGCTTATTAATAGTCTTCTTTGCCGCTTTAGAGTATCTTGATGGTAAGCCTATTATAAGATCAATATCATCATTGATAAACGCCTGTCTTGTTAATGAGAAGTGACGGCCATAGGTCTTAAGCTGTCTCTGTGGAAGCTTTGTATCAGTTCTAGAATCTGCCTTGAGTTCTCCGTTTTCAGGAACTTCAAGGAATTCACCAGCAGAGCCAGCAATGTAATAATGATCCGTTTTCTTAAAATCTTTTAGCGAGCCTTCTCTCGCCCATGCATCAAATGTAGCTGCTGCCTTATTATAGCCTTCCTTGATAGATTTATTGATTGCATCATCAAGAATAGCTGGGAATGCTGCTGTTGGATTAGCAAAATCTCTCTGCGCATAATCATACAAATCATCAGCACTCATTCTCATATATCTGCCTCTTTCGTCCGCACTTGAAGCTTCGATATATAAATCTCTAAGTGACATTCCTCTTAAATCTCTTGCGCCGTCCGCCGGCTTTTCAACATTCAATCCTGCTCTAAGTAAAAGCGCATCAGAAGCTGCCGCTCTGAACTTATCCTCTGCCGCTACCGTAACATCTGCACTGCCTCTCTGGCTGATAGGCGAACCGTTTTCAATCATAGAATTCATGATTGCTTCCCTTACGCTGTCAACTGAATTTCCGCCCGATATGTAGCCTTCCATAACTGTATCATCAACGCCAAGCGAGCGACACATTCTTGTTATTTCTGCGCATCTGCTTCTTTCAAGCGAAATGTCATTTTCTGGTGTTGATATACTGCCTGATCTAACACCTTCCTGGTTAGCAGGCGGTGTTGTTCCAGTCTCTGGCTGTCCTCCGGCAGATGGCTGTTCGTCTGCTGCCGCTGCAATCTGTCTTGTTAAATTATCAAATTCTGTCTGTTCCTGTGCAGATAATTCTCTGTGTTCGCTTCTTGCTAACGAGAGAAGTTCCTGCTGTCTTAGAATCATTTGTCTAAGATTCATAATCCTTTACCTCCTGTTAATATAAGATTTTCATTTATCTGGAGCTGCCTCTCGTTATAATAGAAGCTGCTTACTCCCTCTGTTTCATAGGCTCTTCCTACTCCAACTGTTTCATCAGCCGGAATGCTTACAATAGAAATCTCAAACGGCGTCCATTTTTTAGCAATTTTACATGGTCCTTTAAATCTTCCGTCAGAAGATACCGCCCCGTCCTGTACATTCTCTATGACCGAAATGTTGTATCCAACTGATACTCCTCTCAAGGTTTTATTAAGCACTTTCTGATATATCTTTTCTGCCTCGTCGTCTGTGTCAAACTCAATCTGTGCATGTCCTCTGTTGTCTTCGACCCACGCTTTTAAAACCTTTCCTACAATCACATCTCTGTTATGGTTAAATAAAACGACGCCAATTGAATTTAACCTTGTTAAATCAACCGCGCCGTCCGCATGTGATAATATTTCATTGCCAAAATATCTCATATAAGGCTTTTCTGACGAAAACGATAACTCAAATTTTCTTTCGTTTCCTTCCCCTTCAATCTGCCTAATATTACAATCCGTAATAGAACGCTCAAGATATTCATTCTTTTTTCTGTATTCCAAATATAACACCTCCCATGTCTATTCCTTTTTCATTGCCATAATTAAGAACTTCTGCCATATCGTCTATCTGGTCTTTCCAGTCGCGTCCGTTCTCCGCTGCAATCTGTTTGAATGTCTTCTGACCTGTCATTAATGCCACTTTATTAGCATTAGATTCCTTAGCCGGATCTATCCACGGCTTAGGTTCCTTTATCCATTCATGGTCGAAATAACTATCTTTGTTCTCCCAGAATCCGGATACATTGATAGTTCCTGATAGCACCAATGAAATTACAAATGTTTCGTATATCTCATCTATAATTTCTTTTATCAATTCAACATCTTCCTGATATGTAAGGTCGTCCTCAATAATATTCTGTCTGGCTGATGAATATGTGCTTTCAGCCATATCTCTACTAGTTGCTTCGTAACTTAAGCCCTGACTTGCGCTTATCATTCTCTGTTCCAGCTTCGTGTAGCTTGTGGCATCTGCGCTTTGTCCTGCAGGACTGGCAACCTGTATTTCATCGCCGGCATTAAGTTCTTTCATCATGCCAGGAGCGATTGTCTTTCCTTCATAACTCATGCGTTTTCCATCTGACCCTGTTCCTCTGCCAATACTTCCGTTCAGTCCTTGAGTAGGAAGCATTCTCTTGATGAATACTGCAAAGCAAGCTAATATTCTCTCCTTAACCGATACAGCCGTAATGAATTCGTTCACATCGCGAATTCTAGGGATAGTTGGTGCCATATCCGATATCTCCCTTAGTTGTGATGGTCTTTTTTTGCTGAAATAGAATATAACATTTTTAGCTTCAACATATACCGGAGTACTTAAGTTGTATCCGTCAATGTCGTATTGTTTTATAAAATACCCGACAGGTGCGTTGTAAGCATTGTATTCTATGCCTCCAACAACCTTATTCCCTTTGTTTTTCGGTGCTGTCGCCATTGTGTCTAATTCGTCAACTTCAATCACCTGCAGCTTGAATGGTATCATTCCGCCGTTGGTGTATCTCTTGATGAATAGGATTCCGCCGTCTACCTTTTTCCTGTTCACAGCCATTCTAAGCATCTGATTAAGGCTCTGTGTCTGCGTAACATCACAGTTCTGTTTTTTACACCACTTTTTCCAAGCTCTTTCAATCTGCTTATTAAGTTCTGCGTCCGGAGTCTTTGCTTGTAATATAAATCCGCTGCCTATGATATTTCTCTTCCAGGCAGATGTGATGGAATTCATAATATCGCTATTTCTTTCAAGGTCTCTGGCTCTTGCCCTGATAGTATCTCTGCTGTATCTGTCAGTTATTTCCGCCGATTCATTCGTAACATTCCAATTTCTGTTATTACGCTCATACGAACCTGCATCATAACTATCTAATGATCTCAAGCCATCAGCGGCAATTTTATATATTTCTCTTTCATATGCAGCCTTAGGAGATATTGCTGCAACAATACTGTCTATAAATCCCATATGCTACCTTCCACTAAATTCTGCAACATAGCAGTCGTCGAACAATCCGTTATTGTTCTGGGCTGCAAGCTGCGCCGTTAAATCGTTTTTTATATCATACAATTGCTTCAAGTCTGCACGCGTTAAACTCTTAGAGCCTATCTTGTAGCTCTGACCACCGCTGGCAATCGCATTAATAGCGCCATTCACATTGTCAAGCATTTCCTTTGTTGAATTATCTGCCATAATGTTCCTCCTATCGGTCTAACCAATTGTCATTTTCTGTAATCCATTGTTCCTCCGGCGGCTTATATTCAGGAACTGATACATCTTCCTCTTTCATCAAATGAAGCTGTCTAACGCCTAATATATCTGCTGCCGCTGCGTTATACACTTCTGTATCCAGATAGTGATTATCTGCATGACTTGTTTTTAACTGCCAGACTTTCTTAACAGTGTTGCCATGTTTGACATTAACCTTATGCTCGGCTGTAACCTGTTTTGCATATTCCATATCGCAACCAGAATACACCATCCAGCTTCCACGCCCGTTGTCTCTCTGCATTCGTCCAGCAATCATGTCTTTATAAGCGCCACTGTCTACAAGTACAAGTGTTGTACCCATAGCCCGGCTGTCAGTCCTGTTTATTTTGCTCAATTTATAATTTGATAGCTGTGCATGAGAAGAACCCTTCACCGGTAATGCATAATCGGAATGTGTCGCGCAAAAGTCGTACACAATATCTGTTTGGTCTCCTGAATCAACCAGGCATAAATTAACAATCATAGGCTCGCCGTTCTCATTGAGATATTCAGCGTTCATAATGTTATCAATATCATTGAATGATAGAACCTGACCGTGTGCAATATTCTGACTGGTGAGATAATCCCCCCAGGCTCTTATTGACCAGTACAGTGAGGTTTCCTGAACATCTACTCCACCAGTTAATATTTTCGCCCATGAAGGAACAACATACTCTGGCAGTTCTGTCTGCCTCTCAAGTACAAGTTCTGCACTTGTCTTAAGTTTTGTATCTTCCCACGGTTCAGCCAGCCATGAGTTTACAAAATTCTGAAATAGATCCGGGTCGTCTTTTGTTGTAAGGAATTCTTTCACAATATCAGCCCATCTTACGAAAGGGCTGTACAATGTGTTAATCCAAAATGCAACAGAACGGACATATTGAGTATTATGGCGTACTATGCGCCATTCTCCATGCCGTATCATATTGTTTTTATCTGCATCAGTTATTGCGCAGCCGCATTCCTGGCATATATAAGTTGCAAATTCCGCTCTATCGGCATAAGTCATTCCTTCTTCGTCCGGAAATCTGATATTAGAAAACTTAAGTTCTATGTACTCCCCGCAATGAGGGCATGGAACAAAATAATGTTTTTCTATATCTGCGCTTTCCTTTTCTTTCCAGATATGGCCAGTCTTAAGAGTTGGCGTGCTTGTTATATATATTTTCTTGTCATGGAATGTTTTCGTTCTCTCTGTCGCAAGTTTAATAGGATCAGCTTCCTTGCCACTGGTTCCCGGATATTTGTCAACCTCGTCCATCAACACAAAACGAATAGGTTTACTCGCTAAACCTGATGGAGAATTAGAACCAGCCAATGTTAAGTACATGCCGTCAAACTGTAATTCAAGAAGCTGTGAATTTTCATCAAACCTTCTTGCCAGTTCTGGTGTCGCCCTTAACATTGGCTGTAATCTGTTTTCCGATATTGATTTAGCAAGTGTTTCTGTAGGATAGACAATCATCGTTGGTGCCGGGTCCTGCATAACAATATAGCCAATCATATTCTGTAAAGCTTCTGTTCCGCCCACCTGAGTAGGCTTAACAAATATGATTTTAGTTGTTTCGTAATTGTTGAACTCGTCCATAACGCCTGTAAGATATGGCGTTATATCATTATTCCACGGTCCTGGTATTGCAGACGATTTAGAGTCAAGCATTCTATATTTTCCCGCCCATTCAGAGACCGTGATTTGTTCAGGCGGCAGCATTAATTGCAAGGCGTCGTATTGATACTGGGTTACAGATAGTTTCTTAGGCTTCCTCATCATTTTCCCGTTCCACAACAGCAGATACAACGAAACTATTAAGCAGCCTCTTTACCTCCTGTTGCATTTCGTTTTCAATACGCCTTAATTCTGTCGGTTCAACAGAACCGGCAACCTGCCATGCAATCTTGTTAGGAAGGGATAATGCAAATTTTTTGAAGGCAACAAAAAAGCGGCTATAGTCAAGTTTAACCTCTTCAACGGTTATATACTTTCCTGCCGCAATATCTGTACGCAACACATGTAAATCTCTTTGAGATTCTTTCAGCGCTATTTCAACTTTTAATTTCTGTTCCTTCAATTCCGCTTCACCTTTAGATGTTGCTTTGCCATTTGCCTTGTCGGAAAGGTACTTGATATAAGTCTTAACTGTCTCGTCTTTCTCATATCGTCTTCCCCTCTCTCCCTTAACCTGAACGCTGGATATTACCCCGTCCTGTGTAAGCTGCTGAATTCTGCGCACAGTTACACCGAACAATTCTGCAATTTCTTTTGATTCGCATAATTCTTTTTTTCTTGGTCTTCCTGCCGTAGTAATCAGCCCCTTTTATATTTTTTCACAATATCAAAATATCATGAACGCTAGTGCTATTGCGTGCTAACATGCATTTTTTACCCCATTGCGTAACGAAATGCGAAATTATTTTTTGATTTTATCGGCGGAATTAATGCGCCTTTCTCCGACCCGCATAGGGGGGTGGGGCTGGGTAGTACCTACGCACCTTTAA